GAATACCGATCACAGAGGAAAACAGCACGCTGATTGAGGCGGCGTACATATCCCTTGTATTTGAGCGCAACCTTGTAAAGCGCGGCGGGAACAAAAAAGGCTTTCTGAAATCGGAAAACAAACTGGAAGCCGATGTGATGCAGAATCTGCGCGACGCTTTTGCACGGCTGTACTCCAATGACAGCGCAGAGACGGCGATCGTGCTGAACAAGGGGATTGAATTCCAGGAAAGTTCTAGCACATCAGTCGAAATGCAGCTGAACGAAAACAAGGTCACGAACGCAAACGAATTTGCGAAGCTGTTCCACATCCCGGCAGCGGTGATGGAGGGGAAAGCCGGAGACGCAGACACGGCGGGCCTTGCGCGTCTGGCGGCGATCCCGCTGATGCAGGCCATACAGTGCGCGCTGAACCGCGACCTGCTGCTGGAAAAGGAAAAGGGAACGCTTTACTGGGCGTTTGACACCAAGGAGCTTTTAAAGGGCGATATGGCGTCGCGGTTTGCGGCGTATAAGACCGCGCTTGACGCGAACTTCATGCAGATCGACGAGGTACGCTTCGCGGAGGACATGCCGCCGCTGGGGCTGTCGTGGATCAAGCTCGGCTTGCAGGATGTGCTGTACGATCCGCGAACGAAGCAGATCTACACGCCGAACACAAATCAGCTCAGCGTCATGGGGCGGGAGAAGATCGCGCCGGGGTTGCCGGAGCCGGAAGAACCTGATACAATGGAGCCAAGAGCCGGACGGTATATCCAGGGCCCGGATGGGAAGATGCGCGGCAGCAGGCCGGGCGGCGGAAAAAGCTTGACATCCGGCGGGGAAAGTGGTAATCTAAAATCTTCCAAAAAGGAAGGTAAGCCGACATGGACTGGCAAGAAGGCAAAAGAACCGTTTGATTACTGGGAGATGTCAGAGGACAAAACGGGCTTTCCGCGCAGATGGAAGCCGACGGGGTTTTCTCAAGAGGATTTGCTGCAGGAGCATGTGCGGAAGCATGCGCAATCAGTGGGGGCGAAGGACGATAAAGATTATGTGCAGCGTGCAAAAGCGTTTTTGACGTCGCCAAGAGGCAAGCATGGAGATGCTTTTGTTAATAAAAAAGGCGATATATACCGTTACGATTATGATACTCATGAATTTGCGATTGCAAAGAAAAATGGAGAGCTGAGAACATACTGGAATCTGACAGCAAGCAAAAACGCAAAAGCAGCGGATCAATATTGGGAGGGTCAGAAAAATGAGCTATAAGGAAGAGAAAAAGTACCCATATCCATGCCCGTGCTGCGGAGCAAAAAACGAAGTGGATGAAGAAGGGATGTATTCAATCTGCACAGTTTGCGGTTGGGAGGATGACGGGTATCAACGGCGGCATCCGGACGACACAGGCGCAAACGGGCATCTTACGCTGAATCAGGCAAGAAAGAAGTGGGCTGCGGGCGAAACGCTGTTTGACAATCACCCCCATCCATAACAGTACAAGTTAACATTGCAGTTTAAGAGCACTTTGCGAAAGCAGGGTGCTTTTTTGCTGCCAATTTTAAGACCTGCTAAGAAAAGTCAAGCGTAAAATTCAAGAATTTTAGAGCAGAGAAAAAGGGCGCACTAACCCAAGCCACT